GTAGCAGCGCCCCGGGATGGGGCGTTTTGCTTTGTGGCTCACTGACCACGCCCGCGAGGGAAGTCATGCCACCATCTGAAAAACAATCGCTCGGTATCGGTAAGGGCACTCCAGGCCCAGGCCGCAAGAAAGGCGTGCCCAATCGGCAGACCGCCGCAGCCAAGGACGCTATCGCAATGGCTGCCGAGGGGCTTGGCGGGGTTGATCGCTTGGTGAGCTGGGCGAGGGAAGACCCGCTAAACGAACGCGCCTTTTGGGCCACGATCTACCCGAAGCTGATCCCGGTGCAGTTGGCCGGCGACCCTGACAACCCGGTCGGCCTGAGCCTGACCGTCAGCTTCAAGTGAACGCAGAGTTCCCCGAGAAGCTCCGGTTCCTCTTCCACCCCAAGCGCTACAAGATCGCATACGGCGGTCGCGGCTCCGGCAAGTCATGGGGCTACGCCAGGGCGCTGCTGATCCAGGCTGCGACTCAGAAGATCCGCGTCCTATGCACGCGAGAAGTGCAGAAGTCCATCAAGGACTCTGTTCACAAGCTGCTGAGTGACCAGATCCAGGCGCTTGGGCTGGGGCAGTTTTTCGAGGTTCTGGAAACCACGATCCGGGGCCGCAACGGCAGTGAGTTCCTGTTTGCTGGCTTGTCCACGCAGACGGTCGAGTCGATCAAGAGCTACGAAGGCATTGATCGCTGCTGGGTCGAAGAGGCTCAGAAGGTCACTAAGCGCAGTTGGACGATCCTGATTCCGACGATCCGCAAGGACTTGTCAGAGATATGGGTCAGCTTCAACCCGGAGCTTGACGACGACGAGACGTATCAGCGGTTTGTGGTCAACACGCCGCCAAGCGCGCACGTCGTCAAGGTCAACTACAGCGACAACCCGTGGTTTCCCTCCGTACTTGAAGACGAGCGGGCGCACGCTGAACGCACGCTGCCGAGCGACGAGTACCGGAACATCTGGGAAGGCGACTGCAAGGCAGCGGTTGATGGCGCGATTTATGCCGACGAGATCAGAGACGCCACCGAGAACGGGCGCATCTGCAATGTGCCGTATGAGCCGAAGCTAAAGGCTCACGTCATCCTCGACCTGGGCTGGAACGACCTGATGGCCGTGTCCATCGTTCAGCGCCAACTGTCCGAGTTGCGGGTGATCGAATACTTCGAGGAAGACCACCGCACGCTTGACTGGATCAGCGCCGAGCTGCGGAACAGGCACCTCAACTGGGGAAAGATGTTCCTCCCCCACGACGGCGCGCACGGCGACTACAAGACCGGCAAGAGCGCGATTCAGATCATGCGCGACCTGAAATGGTCGGTCTTCCAGGCCCCCAACAAAGCCATCGAAACCGGAATCAAGGAGGCGCGAGCGGCTCTGTCCCGCACGTACTTCGACAAGACCAAGGCCGCGCTGCTGGTCAGCCGCCTCAAGCGGTACAAGCGCGGCATTCCTGAGTCAACCGGAGAGCCTGGCGCCCCAGTTCACGACATCAACAGCCACGGCGCGGACAACTACCGCTACATCGCCGTGTCTGCCGCGCAGATGGTCAACGAAGAGTTGAAGCCCATCGTGTACCCAAAGAACGGGGTCATATGAGCCGCATCGGCCAGCTACTCGAACTGAAGAACCTGCGCGAGCGCCAAGCCGCCATTGAGCAGCGCGAGCAAGAGCGCGAGCGCGTCGTGCAGAACCTCATCGACTCATACGCAGACCTGTCCGAGCGTCTGCGTACCGTGGAAGAACGCAAAGGCCCAGGCCGACCCCCGAAAGCCCAGACGTGAACGACACCCTTCTCGCAGCCATTGAGCGCCACGAAACGCTCGCCAGTTCCTACGGGGACTTGAGCGACGAGCGCTCGACTGCGCTTGATTACTACCTCGGCAAGCCGCTTGGCAACGAGGTAGAGGGGCGCTCGGCCGTCATCTCCCGCGACGTGTGGGACACGGTGGAATGGATCAAGCCGCAACTAGCCGACATCTTCTGCGGCGGCGATCAGGTGGTGATGTTCAGCCCGACCGGCCCGGAGGACGTGAAGGCCGCCGAGCAAGAGACGGAGTTTGTCAACCACATCATCACCGAGAAGAACGACTGGTTCACGACGTGGTACGGCTGGAGTCATGACGCGCTGCTTCAGAAAGTGGGCTACGTCATTGCCTACTACGAAGACCGCGAGGACCGGACGAAGGAAAAGTATCAGGGGCTGTCAGAGGATGAAGCCGCGCTGATGCTGCAAGACTCGTCGGTTTCGATTGTCGAAGCCGAGCAGGTGCCGACAGAGTACGGGCTCACGTTCAATCTGACGATTGAGCGGGTCGCGTCCTACGGCTGCGTCAAGTTTGAGAACGTCGCGCCTGAGCGTGTGCTTATCAGCCACAACGCCCGCGGCCTGAACCTGCAAGATCCCCGCCTCGACTTCTGCGAATACTGGGAATACAAGACGATCAGCGAACTCCGAGACGAGGGGTTCAAGGTTGACGACGACCTGTCGGACCACGCTGACGGCGCGCAGGATTGGGAAGACGAGCGCCGCGATGCGCTGAATCCGTGGCGCAACAGCGAAGGCGACGAGAGCAGCCCCGCAGCGCGTCGCCTGAAAGTGCGGAACGTCTGGATTCGCTTCGACAGCGACGACGACGGCCTAACCGAACTGCGCCGGGTTGTTGTGGTCGGCACGACGATCCTGTCGGACGAAGAGTGCGATCAGGTCACGCTGGTCGCGCTGTGTCCCGTGCCTCTGCCGCACCAGCACGCCGGCCTTTCAATGGCTGAAGCGGTCATGGACCTGCAGCGCATCAAGACCGCGCTGCTCCGTGGCTCGCTGGACAACCTGTATTTGGCGAACAACGGGCGCCACGTCATCGACGAGGACGCCATCAACCTCGACGACATGCTTGTCAGCCGCCCGGGTGGCGTGGTGCGCAAGAAAGCGGGCGTTTCGATGGCCGACGCCATCATGCCGCTGACGCACTCCGCAGCCGGCGACATCGCTGTGCCGATGATGGAGTACATGGACCGCATCAGCCAGAAGCGGACAGGCGTCAACGAGCAGAGCCAGGGGCTTGACCCTAACACGCTGAACAAGACCGCCACGGGCGCGCAGATGCTCATGGGCGCCGCGCAACAGCGGATCAAGTTCATCGCCCGCATCTTCGCTGAAACGGGCGTGAAGGCTCTGTTCCGCGTCGTCCACGCCTTGACGCTGAAAAACGCGCGCAAGGCTGAGATCGTGCAGCTTCGCAATCAGTGGGTGCCTGTCGACCCGCGCTCGTGGAAGAAGCGCGAAAACATGAGCATCAGCGTCGGCCTCGGCACTGGTGACAGGCCGCAGCAGATCGCGTTCCTCATGCAAGTGCTGGGCATTCAGACCCAAGCGCTCCAGTTCGGTCTGACCGGCCCGGACAAGGTTTACAACACCCTCAAGCGACTGACTCAGGCGGGTGGCTTCAAAGACCCTAACGAGTTTTGGTCAGACCCCTCTATGAATCCGCCGCAGCCTCCCGGCCCGCCTCCTGAAGTGCTGAAGGAGCAGGCAAAGGTTCAGGGCCAGGCTCAGATTGAGCAAATGAAGGCGCAGAGCCAATCGCAGCTTGAACAGATGCGGATCGGCGCCGAGCTGCAACTGAAGCGCGAAGAGTTCGGGCTCAAGATGCAGGAGCTACAGGCTAACTTGCAGTTGCAGCAGTCCAACGACGTGCGCGATGCAGAGCGAGAGCGCCTTCGTGCTGAACAGCAGGCGCAAATCGACGCCATGAAGCTGCAGTTCGACCGCGAAAAGGCCGACCTCGAAGCGCAGATCACCAAGTACAAAACCGATCAGGACAACGCCACCAAGCTGCAGATTGCCGGCATGAGTGCCGAGCAGTCGAGCCAGTCACAAGCCCTGCAAATCGCGCACGACGCTGCGCAGAAAGAAAGCGACCGTGTATCCAAAGCCCATGAAGCCAAAGAAGGCGCCAAGCAAGAAAAGGCCCGGGAAGAAGTGAAGCCCGATCCGCGCCTCGACAAGCTGCTAGAGGTCACGTCGAAGATTGCCGACGAAATGAATGCTCCCGCCGAGATTGTGCGCGGTCCCGATGGCAAGGCGGTCGGAGTGAAGCGTGGCGACAAGGTGCGCAACATCGTCCGAGACGAAAACGGCCGAGCTAAGGGGCTGGAATGAGCGAAGAACGGTCGCAGTACGAGGCGCAGATGAGCGCCAAGGTCGTTATCAGCGGCACTCTGGTCTACCACGACAAGGACGGCCAAGAAGTCGGCCGGGCTGACTTCACGATGCCGGTGGACGAACACATCACGATCACGGAGCAAGACAATGGCAAGCATCGCCAATGAGTTCAAAGCTGCCTGCCTTGCTGGCGGCTGCGCACTGCTGAACAGCGGTCAATTCCGCCTGCTGACGGCCGCTGACGCCGAGCTTGCGAACCTGACTTTCAACAGCACCGCCTTCGGCGCACCGACGACGGCAAGCCCGAGCGTGGCAACGTCCAACGCCATCACGGCCGATGCCTCGGTGACCGCAGGCACGATCACGAAGTTCGAGCTTCGCACCAGCGGCGGCGCGACCCGCATCAGCGGCAGCGTAGGTGTTGGCACGGGCGACATCCAGATCGCGGACAACGTGATCCCGGGCACTGCTACGTCGGTGAGCTGCCCGGGTGGCCTGACCATCAGCCTGCAGATCACGTGAGCCAGTTTGCGCTCTGTGCAGCAGTCGGTGCAGTTCGCCTGAACGCATCGCTGACTGCGGGCGCGTCACTGACTTACGTAGAAGCGCCGCCGCCCCCGCCTGATTACATCCTGCCGCCCGCCGATGGCGTGTCCAACCTCGCCGCGTTCATCGGTGACAGCAACGTCGAACACCCGTTCAAGGCCACGCCGCTCTACTGGATGATGGGCCTTGTTGGCGCACCGCTTGAAGTGCTGGCGAACAGCGGTAAGAGCGGCGTCACGATCCAGGGCCTCGTCTCGCAAATCGACCAGCTTTACACGAACGGCGCCGACCCCGGTCTCGCTGGTCTGCCGGCGCTCGGCTGGATTTTCATTCAGGCCGGGACCAACGGCTTGCGTGGCGCCACGTCGATCACGTCTGACCAGCAGGCGCACATCCTCAACCTCAACAACAAGGCCAAGGCGCTGGCCGAGCATGTGGTGTGGGTCACGATGCCGCCCGCTGGTGGCGTGAGCACGGCGAGGGCGGCGGGATATCCGGTGTTCCGCGAGTACATGCAGGGCTTCGTGACCGCGGACACCTCGGGCCGCACGCACCTGCTCGACCCGTGGGGCACCGTAATCGACGGCAGCGGCAACATCATTCCCGAATTTTGGCTGGTGGACGAGTATCACCCTAGCTATGCGGCCGGCGCCGTGGTGGCTCTGGAAGCGCAGCCGCAGCTTGAATACCTTTTCAGCAATCAAGGGTACGCCCGCGCGCCGCTGGTGACTGACCCGGCGGATGTGTACCCGGCCGAAAACCAGTGGGTTGGTAACCCAACGGCTGCGGGCACTGGCGGTTCAAAGGGCGGCGGATGGACTGGCACCCTACCTGATGGGTGGAGCATTGGCACCAACGGCTCGGGGATCGGCGGCACGGTCGCAATCGTGGCTGCGGCGGACGTTGACCCGACCGACACCAACGCTACGCCGTGGGTTCGCATCACGCCCACGAGTTCGAGCAGCTTCGCGCAGATTAGCCTGACGTTCACCGCGTCTGGCCGCACCATCACGACCAGCGACCCGAGCACGCTGGAGCAACTGCTCGAAGTGAAGGCTGAGGGGCTGGAGAACTTCGATCTGCTGGAGTTCTGGATGCAGAACAACAGCGGGAACAAAACAACCCAAGTGGCGTACCTTGGTCTGCGCGCATCGGGCCTGACGGCTGGGCCGGCCCTGCTGCGCCAGAAGTACAGCCGCGCAGGCAACACGGCAGGCGGCACGCCGATCATTGGCGTGGTTTACATCTACAGCGTCGTAGCGGACTCGGGGGGCATGGGCTCGATCCTCGTGCGCTGCCCGTCGATCAGGGGTTGATATGGGCATTCTGGGAACCGGCTCACACGACCGCGAACTGCTCGTCGCGTCCACCACCTACACGCGGTCCATCACCATTCCTTCCGGGAGTGGGCGGCGACTGGTGGTGGGGCTTGCGGCTGGCCGTTTCGACATCGACAACCAGGTCAGCATCACCTATCCAAAGGGTGGATCGGCCACGGCGTTGACGCTGATTGCGCAGACCAGCAATTCGCCAGCGCCACGCGTGCACATGTGGGAGATGCTGGACCCCGATGTCGGCACCGCAAACCTGACCATCACCAACACCAACAACACTAACGGCGGTCGCTGGTACTGGATGTGGCTCGACGACACGGCGGCCGGCGCTGCGACCGGATTCACCATCGAGAGCAGCAGCAGCACCAACGGCGTGCCCGCAGCTACCGTAGGCGGCACGGATGTCGCCGTGTGCGTCGGCTTCTCCCTGGCGGGCACCGGCACGCTGGAAGCCGGCATGACCTCAATCGCCACCGTCAACGGCACGCAGGGCGGCTACAGCACCGGCGCGGTCCCAGGCTACACCTACGCATCGGCGAACCAGCTGGCTGCCGTCACGGTCGTAGTGCCGCAGGCTGGCGGCGGCTCAACTGGCGCAGCAGCTCACTACTACAGAAACCTCATGGGGGCCTGAATGAACTTCCTCAAGCAATCGACCGCTTCGCAGTCGCGCATCGTTGGCCCCTTTGTGGATGACACCGACTTCAAGACCGCCGAAACCGGCTTGACCGTTGCCAACACTGACTGCAAGTTGTTTGTCAACGGCGCGGCCAGCGTCAACAAAAACAGCGGCGGCGGCACGCACCGCACGAACGGCTTTTACAGCCTGACGTTCGACGCGACCGACACGGCGACCGTGGGCGAACTCACGGTGTCCATCGTCGTGGCTGGCGCGCTGCCTGTTGCCAAGACGTTTTACGTTTTGGAAGAGGCCGTGTTCGACGCCATGTTTGCGGCCTCTGCCACGGGCGTGCCTGCTGGCTTGGCTGCTGCCGTATGGGCTGCCGCGGTGGACGGCTCCACGACGGCGCAGGAGTCGATGCGGCTGCAGAACGCCGCGCTCGCCGGCAAGGCTTCCGGCCTCGGCACGACCACGGCGGTGTTCCGCGACTTGGCCGACACCAAGGACCGGATCAGCGCGACCGTGGACGCTGACGGCAACCGTACCGCCGTGACGCGCGACGCGACCTAACGAGGGCTCATGTTCGCCGGCCGCTACTTCGGCGCGCGGCACTTCGGCGCGCGGTACTTCGGGAAGCTGGGCCTCGTTGTTGACAGCGCCCACTTTGGAAGCCGCTTCTTCGGGCCTCGCTACTTCGGCAGCCGCTACTTTTCCAGCAACGGGCGGTCAGAAGACTTCGCCATCACGGAGACGGCGGGCGTATCGCTGGCCGGCTCTGCGCTGGTTTCCGCGTCGGGTATTTCGTTCGGGGCTGACTTCGCCATCACCGAGACGGCCGGGCTGTCCCTGGCTGGCTCTGCCTCGCTCACGACGGCGATCAGCTTCGAGAACGAAGTTTTCTACATTACGCCGCCGCTGCCGCTGGGCGGGCTTTCGGGAACCGTCACCCTTGCAGCCGGCATCGTCATCACGGCGCCGGTCCCTGGGTTTGGCAGCTACTTCGGCCGGCGGCACTTCGGGCGCCGCTACTTCGGCCCGAGGTACTTCGGCTCTCCTGCCGGGTTCGGGATACAGGTCACGAGCGGCCTCGGACTAACAGGCACGCTAACGGCGGCGGGCGGCATCGCAACGGCTATCGGCATCGCGCCGTCAACGCTGGGGCTTACCGGCACGGCTTTAGTAACGGCTGATGTCAGTGCGGGCGACCCGAAACCCGCGACGAGCGTCGGCGGCTTTGTTGCGAACAGGTCAAGAGGCCGAAACTACATCGTCAAGGGCCGGCGCTATTACGACATCACGGAAGAAGAGTTAAAGGCTGTCCTAGCGACTGAGTTTGAGCGGGTTAAGCGCTCGCAGATCAAGGTCAAAGACCCCGGCGAGAAGGTGAAAACTATTCCTTCTGCCACTTGGCAGCAAGTCAAACCGGACGACGAAGAGGACATTCTTCTACTGCTATGACACCAGACGAACGCATCCGCCGCGCTGATCGCGCTGTTGCCCTGCTGGCCGACCCGCTGTTCGCGGAGGCCGAGGCGCACATCGAGGCCGAGTGCTGGCGCCTGTTCCGCGAGTTGGCCCCCACTGACGTGGACGGGCTGGCTCAAGTGAAGGGGATGCAGTACACGCATCAGAAGTACCTCGCATTCCTTCGTTCTGCCGTCACTGACGGAAAGATGGCGAAGGCGGCGATTGACGAGAAGCGGCCCCGTCCTGCGGGCTATTAACCGGAACACACATGAACGAAACGACCACGCCGGAAACGGAAGTCGGAACCAGCGGCCTTTCAGAAGAGGGCGCTGTGCAAGAACTGCTCGGCAAGTGGGCCAAGGCCGAGCAGCCGCCCGAAGAGGAAACCACGGAAGAACCCGCACCGGAGCAGGCTGAACAAGCCGACGCGCCGGAGCCGGAAGAAGCCGAGGCGGAACCGGAAGCGGAGGCTGACACCGAGATCGACATCGCGGGCGAGAAGATCAAGCTCCCCGCTGCTCTCCGAGACGTTGCAAAGCGCATCGAAGCCAAGGCCAAAGAGGTTGAGGCAGGTGCGACTCGCAAGTTTCAGGAGGCTGCCGACGCTCGGAAGGCCATTGACGCCGAACGTGCTGCTATCTCGCAGTTGCGCGCTGTCGCTGAGTCGCAAGCAGACCTGCTGGCGGATCACAAGATGGTGACGCGGCGCCTGTCGCAGTTGGAGCAGATCGACATCAACAGTGTCGATACTGACACCCTGACCCGCCTCAATGCGGAATACAACCAGCTCCAAGCCGCTCGCGGCCGGATCGAGCAGACGTACAAGACCAACGTCGCACAGCTAGAGGAGAAGCAAACAGAGGCTCTCCGTGCGCGTCAGGAACACGCCGAGAAGGTTGTCTCGCAGAAGATCAAGGGCTGGGGGCCTGAGAAGGCGAAATCCCTCGCGGAATACGCCATCGCTCGTGGTGCGCCGGCTGAAGCCTTGAACGGCATCACCGAGCCCTGGATGGTGGAGATCCTCGAGGACGCTGCCTATGGGCGGCAAATGCGTGAACACAAGTCCACGCTCGACAAACGGGTCGTGCAGGCCCAACCAACGCTGAAGCCTGGGGCTTCAACCACACAACCTAAGGCCGCTGTGAAGGCACAGGACGCAATGACGCGCCTTGCCAAGACGGGCACCACCGCTGATGCAGCGATGGCCCTTCTCGCGCGGTCGCAAGTAAGGAAGAAATGAAATGGCACAAGTAGCTGGAACCACTGACACCTTCGACCTCATCGGCCTTGCCGAAGACGTGCAGGATGTCATCTACAACATCACCCCGACCGAGACGCCCGCCTTTTCGATGGCGAAGCGCATCAAGGCTTCGGCGGTGAACCACCAGTGGCAGACGGATTCGCTGGCCGCGGCCGGCGCCAACCGCGCCGTGGAAGGCGACGATTCGACGTATGCGACGGCAGCGCCGACGACCATGCTGTCGAACTACACGCAGATTTCCAGGAAGACCGTGATGGTGTCGGGCACCGCCGACGCTGTGCGCAAGTACGGTCGCAAGGAGGAGTTCGCGTACCAGATCGCCAAGCGTGGCCGCGAACTGAAGCGCGACATCGAAGCCGCAATGGTCGGCAACCAGGGCTCGTCTGCTGGCTCGACCTCGGTGGCTCGCTCGTCTGCTGGCCTGGAATCGATGATTGCGGGCAACCGCGTCCTCGCCGCCACGACCAACAGCGTCGGCACGACTGCTGGTTTTGCCGCGGGCGCCTGGACGGCACCGGTGGACGGCACGACCGCTGCGCTGACGGAAACGGCGTTCGTGGAAGCGCTGCAGGCCGCATGGGAAGACGGCGGCGACCCGAGCGTGATCATGATGGGCGCCGCGCTGAAGCGGAAGGTCGCCACCTTCGGCGGTGCGTCGAAGTTCGCAGGCGTGAGCGTCAACCAGAACCAAGGCCGCAACAGCAATGCTGTGGTGCTGGGTGGCGTTGACCTCTACATCAGCGACTTCGGCGAGCACAAGATCATGCTGAACCGCTACATGCGGACCCGCACGGTGCTGTGCCTGGACCCCGAGTACTTGGCGACGGCGTTCCTGCGTCCGATCAAGTTCGAGGAACGCGCGAAAACGGGTGACGCAACGCGGGGCGAAATCCTCGCCGAGTGGTGCTTGGTCGTCGGCAACCCCGACGCTCACTCGAAGGTGCAGGACGCTTCCTGATCTCCTCCCTGCTGCCTTCGGGCAGTTGCCTTCGGGGCCGGGCCTAACAAGCTCGGCCCCTTTTTTCATGCGAATTTTTGAATCTAGCGTTGACCGGCTGACCGGGCTGAAGACAACCATCGGCGCCCAGGATGGCAAGCTGGTTGTGCAGACCGAGCAAGACGTGTCGCCATCGCTCGATCACGCGACAAGCCTTCGGAATGCGGATGACTACAGCGCCGCAGGCATCAAGGCCAACTTTTGGCACTGCGTCCACATTCCCGAGGCAATCGCCCTCAAGATGCTGACCGAAGACGGGTTCAACGTCTATTCAGCCCCCGCCAAAGAGGTGCGCAAGTTCCTCAGCCGGCATAAGGAAAAGTACGGCTCTCTTTTCACAACGCGGGGTGCGTTTTGACTTCGTTTGACGAGCTTTCGCAGCTTATCGACGACGACCCCGACGAGGCCAGCCGCCGCGCCGCGCTGTCGCTTGACAAGAACCCCGACGACGCATTGGCGCTGTTTGTCATCGCGGAGGTGTATTCGCGTGCCGAGCGCTTCGGCGTGGCGGTCAACCTTTACACGCGCATCACGCAACTGAAGCCCGAGCGTCCCGAGCCTTGGAACAATCTCGGAATGTGCTACGCCGGGCTTGGCAACAACGGCAAGGCCCGGGGTGCGTTCTTTGAAGCGCACAACCGCAACAAGCGAAGCCCGCTGTTCTCGGCAAACGTGGGAATGACCTATTTCGCCGACCGCGACTTTAAGAAAGCGGCCGAGTGGTGCAACAAGTCTTTAGCCATTGAGCCGAATGGCAAGTCAGCAACCAACACGCTTGGCATGTGCAACCTGTCGCTCGGGAACTGGTCCGAGGGCTGGAAGCAGTACAGCAGCAGTGTCGGCGGCAAGTTCCGCAAGCAGATCCAGTACGCCGATGAGGGCATGTGGGATGGGTCACCGGGTCAAACGGTGGTGTTCTACGGTGAGCAGGGGCTAGGCGACGAGATCATGTACGCCTCGTGCTTGCCGGACATGGAGAAAGCCTGCGGTCGTGTGATCGTGGACTGCGACAAACGGCTGGAAGGTCTGTTCCGCCGCTCGTTCCCTGGCATCGAGGTGCATGGCACCCGCCGCGATGAAGCGGTGCCGTGGCTTGAGGGCGTGCAGGTTGACGCTTCCCTGCCGGTGGGCCAGATGCCGCAGTTCTGCCGGCCAAGCCCGAAGGACTGCCCCGGGACTCCGTATCTGATCGCTGATCCCGAACGGCGAACGCAGTGGCGGGCGTTGTTCGACTCATTCGGGCCAAAGCCAAAGATCGGCATTTGCTGGTCAGGTGGGTCGAAGCACAACAAGCCAAAGGAACGCGCCATCGGCCTGGAGGCGATGCGTGGCCTGATCGAATCAATTGACGCAGATTGGATCAGCCTGCAATACAAAGACCCGACCGCGGAAATCAAGGAGTTTGGACTGCCGATCCGCCACTACAAGCGGGCCTGTGAAACAGACGACTATGACGACACGGCCGCGATGGTGGCCGAGTTGGACATGGTGATTGGCGTACACACAACCGCCCATCACCTAGCGGGGGCGCTGGGTGTCCCCGGGATCATCTTGGTCCCTTCACGGACGATCTGGATTTACTGTCTTCCGGATGGTTCGATGCCCTGGTATCGCTCGGCCTCGTTGTTCAAACAACGGGAGGGCGAGTCTTGGAAATCAACCATTGAAAGGCTCATCAATGATCCCCTTGTTTGTGGGTTTCGACCCGAGGGAAGCCGTGGCGTATCACGTCTTCTGCCAGTCAGTGATCAACCACTCGTCAAGTCGTGTGGCGTTTCACCCGCTGGCGCTGTCGCTGTTGCATGACTACGAAGAGACGCACACAGACGGCTCCAACGCATTCATCTACTCGCGTTTCCTTGTCCCGCACTTGATGGGGTACGAGGGATGGGCAATCTTTGCTGACGGCGACATGCTGGTCAGGGACGACATCACCAAGCTCTGGAACATGCGCGACGACCAATGCGCGGTGCAGGTTGTTCAGCATGACTACAAGACGCGGCACCCGCTGAAGTACCGGGGCACGTCAATGGAAACGATTAACGCCAGCTACCCGCGGAAGAACTGGAGCAGCGTGATCCTCTGGAACTGCGGGCACCCGTCGAATCGGCTGCTTACGCCGCGTTATGTGATGGACGCAACAGGCGCCAAGCTGCACCGCTTCGAGCATCTGACGGACGATGAGATCGGAGCGCTGCCGGCCGAGTGGAACCACCTCGTCAACGAGCAGGCCGCCGACCCGGGCGCGAAGCTGGCGCACTACACGTTGGGCGTTCCTGACATCGCGCACTACCGCGACTGCGAGCACGGCGCGGAATGGCTGGAAACCAAGCGCCAGGCCACGGAGGTTCTGATTTGAACGTGACGTTCAGGCACTTCGGCGCGCACTTGGCGTCGAGCCGGTATCGGTCGATCATCCCGGCACAGCAGCTACAGAAAGCCGGCCACGGGATCGGCACTGACTGGCTCGTGATTGGGAAACACGGCTGGTCATGGCGGCAGCAAGTGGCCGGCTTCGACAATGTGTGCTTCGACGTGTGCGACGACCACTTTGACGGCCCGCACGCTGACCACTACGTGAGCGGCTGTCGGCTTGCTGACGTGGTGACGGTCAACTCAGACGAGATGGCCCGCAAAGTCTATGAGCGGACTGGACGTAAGGCGGTGGTGATCCCTGACCCGTTCGAGCAGCCTGAGAAAGAGGCGCGGGTGCATGACTCGCTGTTGTGGTTCGGGCATCAGTCGAACCTCGGCGACCTCATGCCGTGGATGAGCCGGCTGGAGAAGCTGGAGATCGTCACCACGCTGCCGGCTGTCCACGGGATCACGCAATGGTCGCCTGAGACGATGGATCGGGCCTTCGACCGCGCGGGCATCGTCGTGATTCCGACCGGCAAGAGCTTGTGCAAGTCAGGCAACCGGGCGATAGAGAGCATTCGCCGGGGCCTGTTCGTGGTGGCGGGGTTCCTGCCGGCTTATGCAGACCTCGGTGTGTACATCGGCGACATCGAGGATGGCGTGAAGTGGGCGCTGTCGAATCAGGATGAAGTGATGCGGCGCATCAAGGCATCACAAGCCTACGTTGCACAGACCTACAGCCCCGAAAGGATTGGCGAGCAATGGATAGCAGCCCTGTCAAGCTGAACCTGGGCTGCGGTGCAAAGCTGCTGCCCGGCTTTGTAAACGTAGACATGCCCGGCAATTGGGCATCCTCCAAGCCTGACGTGGAATGCGACCTTACACAGCCGCTGCCGTTTGTTGAAGGCTACGCGGACGAGGCGCACGCCTATCACGTCTTGGAACACTTCTACCGCTGGGAAGCCCCCGCGATCCTGAAGGACTGGAAGCGGGTTCTTAAGCCGGGCGGCCTGCTGGTTCTGGAGCTGCCGTGCCTTGACAAGATCGTGAGCTACTACGCGCACACGCTGATCGACGGCTCAAGGCCCGACCCGCGAATGACGCTGTGGGGCTTGTTCGGCGATCCCTCTTACCGACAGCCAGCCATGTGTCATCGGTGGTGCTACTCCATGGAGGAGTTGGCGCAAGGTCTTGAACTGCTCGGATTCGTTGACATCGAAGTCTGCGAACCCCTGACCCATCAACCCGCGCGAGACATGCGAATCACTGCAAGGAAGCCCCATGGCGACGACGTACAGCGCGCTAAAGACTGAGATCGCGGACTTCTACGAGCGCAACGACCTGTCCTCGGTCGTGGACACGTTCATTGACCTCGCGGAATCGGAAATGCAGCGCGTGCTGAAGCTGCAAGGCTTTGAGACGACCGGCACCGTGACCGTGACCGATGGCTCTGGAACGCTGCCCACGGGGTTTGCGTCTGCCCGCGCGGTGTCGTGGGCTGGCTCGCCTGAGCGGACCCTTCGCTACATCAGCCCCGACGAATTGAACCGCGTCAACTTCAGCGACCCCTCGACGGTGAACTACTACAGCATCATCGGCGGCACGATCAAGACGGCAGACGGTGGCTCTGGCACGCTGAACCTGACCTACAACGCGAACTTCACGCCGCTGTCGGACTCGGAGCCGTCCAACGCAATCCTGTCGGGCCATCCTGCGGCCTATCTATACGGGGCGCTGGTTCACGCGGCGGTCTATTGCAAGGACTTCGACGGCGCGATGGCATACCGCACGCTGTTCGACGGCGAGATGAAGCAGATCAAGCGCGACAACTCTGAGAAGAAGTTTGTCGGCACTCTGGCGGTGAGGACGGCGTGAATCCGCTTCTCGGCTTTTCCCCCGACCTCGACCCAGCCGCGCCGGGAGTGGTCACCGATTGCGTGCAGATGGTGCCGACCTCGCGCGGTATGCGCTCGGCTCCTGCTGCGGTGTCTATCTCTGGCCTCGGGGCGCTGCCGGCTCAATGCAGGGGCGCTGCGGTGCTGCAGAAGACTGCAGGCACTCGGCGCACGTTCGCAGGTACACAAACGCGGCTGTACGAGTTGGCGTCGGGCACATGGAGCGGGGTTAGTGCGACCTATGGCGGCTCGTCTGAAAACCGCTGGTCGTTTGCTGCTTTCGGTGACGTGGCTCTAGCAACGAACGACAACGACCAGCTTCAGTACAGCACGGCGGGCACGTTTGCAGCCGTTGCAGGAGCCCCGAAGGCGCGGATTCTGGTCAGCGTGCCTAACTTTGTGGTGGCCCTCAACACGCAAGACGCCACGGCCTCGGC